GCTTCAACAGTTTGTTTTAAGATTTGAACGTTAATTCTACGACCAGGCTGACCTTCAAGTGCCGCTGTGTTAGCCGCAAGTCCAGCAGTGCCGTCGCCAGAGTAAGCAACGCCTACTTTGAACGGTGATAACGCTTCATCACCAGCTGTTACGTCATTTGCTGTTCCTGTTGCGTCGTTCGAATCAGCATAACGTACTCTTAGTGTATGAATTTGAGCAACTGGGCCACTCATAGGTTGTACACCTACGATCTCGTTAGCGATAACAGTTGGCATTACTCGTCTAATTACAGGAAGAATAACTCTGTTCAGTGTAGCTACGTTACTAGAACTTGTAGCACCGGCAGTTGCATTCTCTTGCAAGTGTTTCTTTGTGTTTTCTAATATTACGGACATAGTCGATCTACGTGCGCCTTGTAAGCCTTCTAACAGAGCGTCCTTAGTTTCGTTCCAACGTCCTTCTAATAGTTGGGTTGTCATTTCTTTATTTCCTTTAAAAAAAAATTTATGCTATTATAGCCCTGCTAAACGTCGAATTTCTACAACGTTGTTGAGATTTTCTTCGCTGGCTTTAGCAGATTTATCACCAGATACTTCTACACGACTTTCAGCTAACGTGGGCTTGTCGGCCTTCGGTTTGCTTGTGTTGTTTAGAACTGCTGGCAAATACTTTTCGTATGCATTCTGAAGTCTATCAGTTTGCACACTTTCGAGTAAGCTAGACATTACATCAGCTTTCTCTGTGTTTAGAGGTTTCAATAATTCGTCAAGTTTAGCCTTGCGACTTACACTTTCGTTAATCATTTTAACTTCATGTTTACTACTTTCAACTAGAGCTTCTTTTTCTTCGATTGCTTTTTGACTCTCAGCTATGATTGAATCTTTTTCATCAATTGTTGCTTGAAGTTTAGCAAGTTCAGTGTTCTCATTTAAATGAGTTACAGCAAACTCGTTTGCAAACGCTTCAAAGATACGACGTCCAAACATGTTCTCGCGAGCTGAGTGGATGTCTTCTTTTAGTTGAGCTAATTCTGAGCCTAGATTATTTGTTACTGATTCCTTAACAAGTTTAGCTGATCGTTTAACAAAAGCTGATTGTAGTTCTGCTAGTTTTGACTTAGCTTCTGCTACTAATTTAACTTTAGTTTCAACAACTGCTTTCTTGTCTTGGTCAAACTCTTTAATTTCTTCAGCTAGTGCATGGATAACAAATTTCTCTAACTTAGCAATAGCTTCAGTTTGAGTTTTGCGATCTGTGCGTAGCTCGTTGATTTCTTCAGCAAGCTTATTAACCATAAAGTCATTAAACTTACCAGCATTTTCGACCATTTGTGTTTTAAACTTAACACGGTCTTCTGCAAGAGCTTGTTTCTCATCGGCGAACTCTTTAAGTTCAGCGGTAAGATTTTCAGTTACCATTTTGTCTAGAGCTTCAACCATTACGTTTTTGTCATGTTCGTAGCGACCAGCAAACTCTTCACGCAATTCAGCACGAATAGTTTCTCTGGCTTCATTAATTTGTGATTCCCAAGCTTCGTTTATAGTAGCTTGAGTTTCTTCATTAATGATGCCACTATCTAACAATGGTTTGATAGCGTCTAACATTATGATCTCCTATTTAATTTTCAAATCTTTGATAAGTCTAGTTACCGACTGTTTCAAATATTTTTGTACTCTTTGATCTGCACTGGCCTCACGTGCCATTTCGAACACCTGTTGCCCACCTTTCATATTCATCAGTCCTTCATAAATCGCTGTTGGATATGCGTTAGGGGCACTAGGTTGTGCAACTACATCGACAGTGACTATTTCGAAGTCACTAACCTTGCCGTCTCCCTCGTTCACGTTTCCGCTACCACGAGATGAAACTCCAAGTTTTACTCCTGATCCCAACATAGTCTCTACTAACTGACCCATTGGGGTAGGAAGAATCTTTAATTTACCAAAGCCATTAGGTCCGTCCATCCACATATCTGTGATCATATGTGATACACGGTCTAAATTAATTTTTAAATCATCAGGGTGATCAACTTCGCCTAAAACGCTGTAGCCACCCTTGATTTGTTCATTTAATGTAGAAACGGCTCCTTCAATCTCTTGAATTGGATATACACGTTCATTATGGTTTTTAACACCACCTTGAATGAAAATTCCCTTCATATGAAGGTCCTTTCCACCCGAAGCGTTATCAGCAGACTCAACGACCATTCTAGCTTGGTCGAAGGATAGTGTTTCAGTTAAGTTAAACATCTTTGGTCCTATCTTAGCTGCCAGTCATTGACTTTTTATTTGCAGCATTCTCTGGCTTGCCC